ACCCAAGATAATCCCAAGTTAATTGAATAGGTATAACCAATTCTTTATTTGTAAATCCGTCTTTCCTTATTTGTATTTTATTCACATCCATCTATCAAAGGTTTTATTGGGAAATCAACTCCAGTTATTACGGAGTTATAGTTTATTCCTTCAGGTATCAATCTAAATTGAACATCCTTAAATGGGTATTGAGCAAAATTTAAAAAAGGATAATCAACACCTCTACCTAAATTATCATTAAACCCATAAGTGTACAAATCTCTCCATCTAAATTGTTGGTCTGAATTGGAGAAATAGGCATAGTTTGGTATTCCTTCAATAAATTCTAAATCACCTGTTTCAATATAATCCGAAAACACTCTAATAGTCATTGGTGTATGTGGTTGGTAATAGAACCCTGGTGAATTAGTATCACCCGGAATGTCAGACGATTGAAATACACTCTGGTTATATTTAATTTTTTGATAATACGGAGAAATAACCCTTTCCAATTGTTCATAGTCGTTCCACTCACAAAAATCTCCATCTATGGTATCTCCCGAAATTAAATTTTGATTATAATAAAATGTTTTATTACTTAATGAATAACTTGATGTTGGAATCTTAGTATTTGATTCCGGATTAGTGTTGTCCCACCAAGAATTTGGTGAATTAGTTAAATTAAATTTCCAACCTTGTTTTAACGCAATGTTACCATTTGTCGGGTAATTAAAATATCCCGTATAACCTTTATTTATTATGGTTAAAAATAACTCACTAACAGGTCTTTTCTGATTATCCAATACATTTGCAAGGTCTAAGTCACGTTTAATTGTGATGTTATATGAATTACTACTTGTTTTTTGAGAAATTCTAGTAATTTTATTTGGTGTAATTGAACTTAATTCAAGTTGTCTTTCCTCATTAAATACATTTTTTTCAAACGCATTTTTTGTCATAACACAATCCTCAAGATTTGTTAAAATCTTATGTTCTCTCACATAATATTTTGATTTTGTTTCCAAAATATTTTCAGGATTTATAACTCTCTTGAATGTACCTGTTTTTTGATTTGAGAATGTTCCTCCGCGGTAACCAACATTATAAATATTGAAAATATATTCATCACTATCCAATAAACCATTTCCTAATGAATAAACTTGGAATAATTTTATTTTGTCATAATCAAATGACAACTCAACATATTCTCCAACATTTAATCCGTGTGGTGCAATACATTGGAATCCAATAACACTATTTCCATTTTGGGTTGTATTAAAGATTGAGAACGGGATTCCTTCGGAAGCAGTCCATGTTAAACTAGTGTTATTTAATTCATAAAATAATTTCTTATTATAATTGTTTTGGTGAGCATAACTAACATAATAAGTCCAATTGTAAGTATAAGCACTTTTTGCTTGATATCTAATATGTTGGTCACTAACATCAGGTCTATAAAAATCAAACTCATAATATTGTGGGTACCCAAACCAAACATTATTAAAAGAAGATTGTTCGGGTTGAACATAATATAAGGTATTTCTAAATGGAATATATTCAGTAGTTCCTGTATAAGTGTTGGCGTACAAATAATTTAATTTAAATGTAGGTCTAAATATTGAACAGGTCTGTCTTTCATTGTCAAATATTTGAGCCAAACTAATACTCTGACTTCTATCATATTCAGTAATCTGTTGACTTTGTTGTTCCAAAGACAATGAAATTTCTTGGTCAACAAATGGTGCCGACTTAAATTGTAAACTACTTGGAATAATTGTATACTTATTCATCAACCGAATATTTTGTTTTAAATTTATCTAATGCGGTTTCACCTTGGATTATACCAAAATAAAAATGATTAGGAGCTCCAACTAAAAATTTATCCGGTATCGCTCCAACATAGTTGTTTGAGGGTGATGTTGCAGTACTGAACGCATAATCCCCATTCGAATTAACCGCAAAGATATACCCTCGTTTATATATATCACTAAGTCCCTCCACACCCTTACTCATAAAATAACTTGGATTATTAGGTGTATCCGGTTCTCTTCTATTCAAAGATTGGTATTTTTTACTAAAAATACCTTCACTATTTGCACCTCCGTTTGTTTTCCAATTATTTTTTTCAGTTCCAAATATTGTATTTGTTGATGCTAAATCCCACTGATAAAATGGGACAACTTGTGATTTTATCCCATATTCATATGTGTTTACATTAGAACTATATGGTGACCTAAAATTAATAATTCCCGGACTTAAAAAATCTTTATTTTGTAAATCAATTGTTGTTGATGAAAAGAAAACCCCCATAGTTGGTCCGTCAAGTACCACCACAGAACCACTTTCAGGACTATAATATTGTGGTGAGAATGGTATAACACCATACTCAGAATTAATTGACATAGCTTGAGCTAAATCGCCATCAATTCTAAGCTCTTTTCTTGAGAATAAGATATTAAGTGAACTATTTAAACCGGATAAAATTTTAGTTAAAAACCCACTATCCGTAATTCTACTAATAACAAATAAATTAACTAAATCTGAAGTATCTGAATACGTTGTAGGTGATAAACTTTTCATAATATAACCTTTAGCCGCCGGGTCGAATAATACCTCACCATAAAAATCATCTTTATAACCTAAATTAACTATTGTTGTTGGGAATAGTAAGTTATCTTTATTTACAGGAGCAAATCCTCTAGCAGGTGAACCAACAAATCTTGAATTGCTAATCGAATATGGAGAACTCCTATAATAGAAATTATTTGTTTTATCGTCAAAATAAACAATTTCTTCAGCAAATCTAGGTCTTAATGGTTGATTATTAGTGTCGAAATAAGTGTCAATTTGCATCGGGAACATATATAATGACCCATTCACCCAATTATTAACAAATGATTGAGATAAAACCCCCCTACATAATCCATAATAAAATCTAAATCTATATCCCCACTCTCCAAATGTATCTAAATCTTTTGTTAAATCTAATAATGGTCTATTCATCATCACATAACACCCGTTTTCAACATTATCATTTTGTAATGCTCCAGGTTTTACTCTAAATTTGGAACCATTACCTTCATAATAATCAAGTCCAACCATTTTTTCACAATCATTCATAGTTTCAAAAACGGTTGCTTGTAATACTTGACCTTGAATATCCGCCGTAACTTGTTCTGCACCTGTTGAAAAGCTAGGCGCTCCAAAACTTAAACCAACCTCAGTAGAATAAACCGCAAATGACAAATTTTGTTGCAATAATCCAACACTACCATTTAAAAACGCAAAATCTGTTGCTCTTTTCTGAACATCAAATCCGTCAGAAGATGGTAAACGGTCAGTTCTCATTACCATTTGAGTTGGAGAACTAATTATGAGCCCTGAGTTAGGCCCTGTGGTTCCTGTAAATTCAGGTAATAGTAATGGACTAAAATATAAACTAAATGGTTGACCTTCAGTTGCCTTATATCCGGAAAAGAGGTCGGTTGCACCACCTCTTCTATAATCCGAAATGAATAATTCCAAAGGTCCTCTAAACATATAGGCCGCTCCGGATAAGTCTTCATCCAAACGATATCTAGTACTTGGATTTAAAGGGGTATTCCCCCCATAACTAACAGACGCAACATTATCTGTAAATGTTGTGGTTTGAACCCCAAAAAGGTTTTGGGATGGTGGGGTTACTGCAACCCCTCTCATTAACGATGGAACCCCAACAGAAATAGGATAGACCCCATAGTTTCTAGTTCTCGTTATTTGAATATCTTCACTAGAAGTAGGTCCCTTTGGTCCTCGTGCAGTAAAAGTACTTGTGTGAAATCCATTTGCGGGAAAAACTTGGTTTAAAACTGAAGTGATAGTTAGTCGAAGTGGTGGTGTAGTTGTCCTCATATATCGACTATCTAAAGCGCCGTAATACCCTACATTACTCGTAGTATAGGATGAAAATGCAAGACCTGGTGTTGTTGAAGCATTAGGTATTATATTATTTGGAATACCCGGTGTATAAAAATAAGAACCTGAAAATATTTCACTAACATCTTTATGATTTTGGACTGAAATTGTAGAATTAGAAGGTAATGGTTGGATTGGTATATTCATTCTTGTCATTCCTGTAATTACAACCGCATTTTCACTTGAGTGACCCAATATTCTTCCAATACCATAGCTATTTGGTAATTTTGGTGAGTATGGGTCAACCCCTCTTTGTAGTATTAAAACCACTTGTTCGTCAAATCCATCTAATATTGATGTTGGGAAGCTATAACTAGGACTATTTGGTGGAAAGTAATTATGTCTTACATTTCCTGCGGAAAAGGTACCTCCTCTCCCATCGGTTATTCCTCCAACATAACCATAATTTTCAAGAACTCCAGGGGTATTGTTGGACAATAAAAACCCTTTATTATCTGCAATTAAGTCATTCCAAAAACCCTTTGTTGGGTCAGGATTTCCTGCATTGTCAAGGACTTGACCGGGTAATGAATAAATTGTTTTGCCGGTACCAGGTTGAATCTTTGTGTTAATGGTGATTGCGGTTAATACTTGGTAATACTCAAGGTCTGAAGGATAAATATATCTTTTACAAGCCGACCCATAAGTAATTCCACTTATTTCAGCGGTTCCTCCTAATGTTGTGATGTCTATACCGTTCTCATTGGTTATTGTTTTAGTTCCAATTGTTGTTGCGGTTACTGTTACTTTATTGTTAGCACAACTAAAATAAGTTGTAGTTCCCGTGGCCACCACATCAAATGTTATTGATAAAAAACAAGTTGAATTACCCGATGGGATAATATATGGAACAATGGTTGGAGCGCCTGTTTGTGTTGTTGCATAAGGCACATTTGCGGTAAACCCGGTATTCTTAATAATACCATTAATACCGTTTAATTTATTAGCCCCAATTGATGTCGTTCCTGTCCATAAAAAATTAACATCTTTAGTTTTTAATGGGTCAATAAAAGTTAATAAAGTACCAGGTTCAAGAGCTTGTACCGCCAAAACCGTTAATGTGTTATCGTAATGTGTGGTACCGCTTGGTGATGTTAAGTTACCCCCATTACTAGGATAATTAAACCTAACACTTATTTTATTAACATTATCAAAATATTTTTTTCTTGTATTATACTTATTAATTCTTTCTCCCGGAGGTAATGTAATACCCGCAGCAATTAGTTTAGTTCCCTCATTATTATAACTTCCTTGAATTTTCTCAGGAAAAGTAAATGAATCTGAAAAGGTTGATTTATATATCGTGGGTGTTTTCCTACTAAATCTTCCCGAAATTGCTTGTGAAATTGTAACCGCACTTAATTGTGAACTATCTTCGTTATCGGTATTAGGGTTAAAAAAACCAACCTCAAGATTATCAATATATAACCCCCCATTAGATAATTGTGTTAATAATCCTGATGGTGGCGCACTCTCTTGGTCTCCTCCTCCCGGAGCAGTAGTTTCAGGGTCACACTCACAAGATTGACAATCAGGATATGTCATCATAGGTAATTTAAGTCGACCAAATGTATAACTTACAATATCTCTAAAATTAATTGTTAAGAAAATTGCGCTGACACTATATAAAATTGCAAGTAAGGCGTGTGGGGCAATCATTGCAAGCGTCGCACCAAATGCCGCGGAACCCGCAATTGCCGCAATAACTAAAATTCCTTGTTGAACCGCAGCTTTAACTAACAACCCAATAAAAAATAATAAGATTGGTGTGGCAAAATTATTCCAAAGAAAAGCTAAAAAATGAAACACTATTAATAAAGGGATTCCAAGTATTTGTATTATTTGAAGAATTATTGCAAAAATAAAGTAAATTAAATCAAAATTTTTAAAACCATCATTAACAGGGAATTTATTAATTGTGTTTGCACAATCCGGACTGTCAATTTCTTTTATACCAATGAAATTTCCTCTTCCACCATTTTTAAATTCATCAATTAATCCTGCAATTGTGTAAACTTTGTTAAATTGGAATTCATAAAAAGTATCCTCACAATTAATAATTTCATTTAATCTATTATTTTTTTGATTTCCGGGAAGAAACCCATTAGTATATCCACTCCACGCCAATCCAAAATAATATGAACTTTGTTGTTTTACTACATCACTCACCGCACCTAAGCCCCATCCATATTCTTTAATATTTGGAACTAAATAGTATGGTCTCCTCACCTGTTCAGTTAAACCAGGTGATTGTTGCCATTTTATCTTAAACCTATATTTTGCTTTAGTTGGTATACCAATTGTTGGGTCATTAGATAAAACTTTTTCACCAAATTCATTGGTAATGAAATAATCCAAGTTCATAGGTAATTCAGTTAACCAAACTCCATTCCCATCGATAATATTTCCGGATTGTTCTAACTGATGTTGTTCTAACACAGGATTACCTTCATTATCTTGGTAAATTGTTTGTCTAATCGCCAAAATTTGTCCGGGTCCCGCAACTAATGCACAAAGATTACCCATATCATCCGCAGGTTTTGCGTTTGGTCTAATTCTATATGTGTCAGCAGTAGAATAAATTGACCCCATGAATACCGATGTTGGTTGGATGTCGACATTTGCATCATCTCTCAAATCAAAATCAACTCGGTTAATTGCGATAGTACATAATTCAGGGTCTCCCCATAATGGAGATACTTCTAAATTTTTAACAAGATTAATAATTTGAGGTAAAGAATTTAAATCATTTGATGTTCTAAATCTTCCTCCGGCAACTTGGGATTCGGTTGCTAATCCCATTCTAATTAAATCTTGAGGTGTTAAAGAAAATTCTCCAATATCGGATAAGTCAACATCCATAACTATAGTCCGTTCTCCTTGTGGGACTCCCATTATCATATAGTCACCACTTTCATTAGTTTTTACACTAAATTTGTAATATTTGTCATAAATTTCAACTGCGGTACCACCCGTCAAAACATCTAATCTTGATGGTAATGTCCCTGTTGCAGCATGAGTTGAATATGATTTTTCATACGGAAGTAAGTTATATCTATAACCATCTTCATTTTTATCACTTGGTGATTTATATGGATATATACTTGAAATTATAGGATTTGATTCGTCTACCGAATCTATTGGGATAAAAATTGAAACTCTAGCATTAGGTATTCCGAATCCATTATTTGCAGTTACTCTACCTACAACTACCCCATATTCGGCACAACTTTTTGTATAGATGTCTTCTTGTTGAAGTTTTAAAGATAAAATCTCTAAAAATTCAAACTCTTGGTCTAGTTGTACGTTAATCGATTTATTAACCCCTAATTCAGTTCTTATTCTATATGATTGACCCATCAAGTTACTTTAATTTATAAATAGTTTATGAGAGATTTTTAAAACGCTCACACCACTAAATAATAAACTAAAGAAAAATAAAGTGAACTTTTTATGAAAAAGTAACTGATTGGAAATTTTTAACCGAAATTCTAATATCCTTATTCGGATATCTAACTTGATAAACTTGTGAAGGTTGTGCAAAAATTGTATCATCAACAGGTTCAATTAATCTTGTCGCTTCGTCCCTATAAGTCATTGAAGTTTCGGCTGAAGAGTATTGCCCTCCAACCTCATTAAATACATCCATACTTGCAACCGTCAATACCCCATTAGTATTTTGAACTAAACTTCTAAGTTCAGATAAATAAACATTCTGCCCTAATTGTCTTGTTTGTGCATTAAAATATGCAGATATTTTATCAACAACACTTGAAATTACTTGTCCTGAATTTTGAGCCGAATCTAACACTATTGAGACATCCAAACTTAAATCAATAACTTCAGCGCTAAAGATTGAAATATAATCATTCATCATTCTATAGTTTGATAAATAATTTGCAATATTTTGTCTCAAAGTATTTGAAACAATGTTTGTTAACTTACCTGAAGTGTCATATGATAATATTTGAATTAAAATTTTATTATCATTTTCTGTAATTGATACTTTAGCCGGTGCTCCGAATTGAGCCGGCATATTTCGAATTAATGATTCATAATCTTGAACGGTTACCGCTCTTTTTTGTGCTGAGAAGTTAAATGAAACATAATTTCTAATTTCTTCCAATGATGGAATACCTGCCCCTCCAACCGCTGCGGTTACATTGACACATCTCAATGAGTTAACAACAGATGAATTGGTTGTTTCTGATGGACCATTAACAAAGAACGATACAGTTCCAATTTGATTGATAACATTTGTTCCCAAGTTAGTTGCCAATCCCCCTCCAACTCTATACTGAATAAATAATGTCGAATTTGGAGTTAAAGTTGACCCCAATGAAAAGTTATTTGAATATTTTTGTAATTCTAATGTAGTCCCTAAAGTTGTAAATTGATTTAATTGGTCTTGAGCAGTATTAGTTCCTCCTCCAAATGTCATTTTTTTAAATCCTTCCGGTGTATATTCAGTAATAAATCTATTTTGGGTTTGAATATATCTACCAACTTTAATACCCGGTTGGTCAGATACTTTTGTCGGGTCTTCAACAAATACCCTATCTTCAGCCAATGCGTCAACCTCATACCATCTATTATCCAAACCTAAAAATTCTGCAACTGTAGGAGTATTGGTATAGCTTGTTCCATTCTTCAATAACACACTTGTAATTCCTAAAACATTTTTTTCAGGTAAAAATAATTCAAAGAAAGGTTTAACATCATTCGCACCAATAACCTTCTTGAAAACTTTAGTAATACCATTCACAACAATTTCTCTCTTTGTTATTGTGTAATTTATTAAAATATTATTAGCATTGAAGTTTGGAATCTTTAAACGATTTGGGAATCCTTGAGCATTATATGGTGACGCAAAATCAATATCATAAACATTTTCAAATACAACACCCGCACCAACAACTTGAGACCCTCGAGCCAATGTTCCAAGATATCTCTCATCCTCTTTATCCCCAAAAGCAGGAACTGTGATTGAGAAGTCTACCAATGAAACAGATGGTCTTTGTCCCGGTAATTTTAACCCGTAGGTTCTTGCTATATTATAAATTGACGACCTTTGTTGAGCATATTGTAGAACCGTCTCTTGAATACTTCGGTCAATATTATAATGTAGATTATCTGCAACCGCAGCATTTAAATCAAGAAATACCGAAAATACCGAAGCGTCGTTAAAGTCTTGGATTAATTCAGGGTAATATGTTCTAGTATAATTTAAAAGTTCAGTTCTAATCGACTGATAATCTCTACTAGCGTATGATATTCTGTTGTTTGCCATCTTATTTAAATATTAATAATCACAAAATCACTTTGACCAAAAGTAGAACCATTGGTTGAGTAATCTATCCTTATTTTTGCAGTATATTCTGAAGTTCCTTTTCCCGGAAATCGATATACTGACGATTCACTTGTTCCCACAAAATTTTGACCTGTTGCAATATCAACTTCTTCTTGTGGGTCGGCCGGTGTTATACTTAAACTATTAACCAATAAATTTGGCATAAAGTTTTCAATCGCATCTCTTATATCAGATTCAATAGCATTAAATGTTAATCCATCAAATGGTTCAAAAAGAAATTCATATAATCTTGTTCCAAATTCAGGTAGAAAATATCTCGAACCCTTTCTAGTTAACAATAGATGAATTAAATCAGCTTTAATTTCTTCTGATTGTAATTCTGTTAATTGTAAGTAGTCTCCTCTTAGAGAATCTCTAAACGGAAAATTAATACCATATGTAACACCATTAGCCATAACTATAAATATACCCTTCTGTTTTTTCTTATAAATAGATTAAAAAAGAAAATCCCAACATATGTTGGGATTTTTATTTTAAGAAGAACAACCGAAACATTCAAATGGACTATCTTCGGGTTTAACCGATGTATTAATAATATCCACTTTAGGTATTTCGACTTTATTTTTAACTTGTTGTATTTTTGAAACATCAACCGCCAAGTGTTTTGCTCCTGTTGAAATCGCTTTAGTTCTTACATAATAACATAAAGTTTTCAAACCTTTTTCCCATGAATGGAAATGTGATGATGTAATTTTTGATAATGTTGGATTAGCCATATAGATATTCATTGATTGTGATTGGTCAACGAATGGTGCTCTGTCTGCCGCCATATCAATCAATT